GGGCTGAACGTAGCCTTCCGCCCCGCCCCCACATAACAAGGACTTCCGACATGACTGCCCTGAACACCGCCCGTAAAGAAACACTCCGCGCCGCCGCCGAGGGCCGCCGCAACGAGGTAATGAACTACCAGATCAACATCGACAACTTCCGACTTGCGATTGCGAAGATCGAAGCCGAGCACGCGGACAACGTGGACATGGTGGCCTTTGCCGACCAGTTGGAGGACCTGCTTGCCTCAAGCCTGCGCGAGCAGCTCAAGGAACAGATTATGCTCGAAGTGATCGAGCAGCAGTTGGAGGGCATTTGATGTATGTTAAGGTTGAAGATGGCGTTGTTGAAGCGTTCCCATACGGGCAACGCGAGCTGAAGCGTGACAACCCGCACACGTCCTTCCCGAGGGCGATGAGCGATGCAGAGCTCGCGGAGCACGGCCTATATCCAGTATCGCCGCGCGAGATACCCCAGCCGTTTGACCCGCTTACACAGAACGCTGAGGTGATTAACCCGGTTCTTGAAGCCGGTGTGTGGGTGCAAACTTGGTCAATCACAGCCGCGTCTTCCTCAGAGATCGAGCAGCGCACGGCCGACTTGATCCAAAGCCTAGAAGGTCAGCGGAACCAGTACCTCTCTGAGACGGACTGGATGGCTTTGAGTGACAACACACTGACCCCAGAGTGGGCTTCCTACCGGCAGGCACTCCGTGATATAGCTTCACAGGGGGGTTTCCCCTTTAGTGTCACATGGCCTACGAAACCGGAGTAAAATATGAAAATCTGCGTCTACGCTATCAGTAAGAATGAGGCTTCGTTTGTGGAGCAGTTCTGTGAGTCCGCCGAGGACGCAGACCTAATCCTTATCGCCGATACCGGCAGTACCGACGAGACCGTCGAGCTGGCTCGTGCGCGTGGCGCAACGGTACCCGAGATTTGCATCACCCCGTGGCGGTTCGATAAGGCCCGCGACGCGGCCCTCGCCCTTATCCCGCGCGACATCGACGTGTGCATTAGCCTCGACCTTGATGAGCGGCTGGAGCCCGGCTGGCGTGAGGAGATTGAGCGCGTATGGAGGCTAGGTGAGACCACCCGCCTACGCTACAAATTTGACTGGGGCGCAGGTATCCTGTTCTTCTACGAGAAAATCCACGCGCGTCACGGTTACCACTGGCACCACCCATGCCACGAGTACCCACGCCCGGATGCACGGGTCGCTGAGGTTTACGCCCACACCGACATGCTACTCGTGAGTCACCACCCAGACCCAACCAAGAGTCGCGGGCAGTATATCGACCTGCTGGAGCTGTCGGTGAAGGAAGACCCGTCCTGCCCGCGCAATGCGTTCTACTACGCCCGCGAGCTGACCTTCCACCGCCGGTGGGTGGATGCCATCGTGGCGCTGCATAAGTATCTGGATAACCCGAAGGCTGACTGGGCGAATGAGCGGTGCTATGCAATGCGCGTGATGGCGCAGTCCTACGAGGCGCTGGGCGACCGTGAGCAGGCGCAAGTATGGCTCGAGAAGGCTACCGAAGAAGCACCGAATACCCGCGAGCCTTGGGTAGAGTTAGCTGATCTGGCGCGGCGCACTGACCAGTGGCAGTTGAGCTACAACTGTGCTACACGGGCCTTAACAATCGAGGACAAAGCCTTGGTCTACACTATGGACCCAAGCGTATGGGGGGCGAAACCACATGATCTCTTAGCACTGGCGGCCCACAACATCGGGCTTCGGGATGAAGCAGTCGAGCATGGTGCAGTGGCCGCCCAACTCGCGCCACATGACCCACGGCTCAAATCCAACTTGGAGTTCTACTCCCTTGACAAAGCGGCGTAACTAACATGGCTACACCATCGACGACTATTGGTTTTGCACTTCGTGGCGACACACTCGCCCGGTGGACTACGTTCAACCCGGTGCTCGCCGACCGCGAACTGGTGATCGAGACGGACACCGGTAAACTGAAGATCGGCGATGGTGTCTCTACGTATGTAGACCTGCCGTACAATGTGGCAGCGGGCCCTACGGGCCCCGTCGGTACGTTCGGCCCCACTGGTCCGGGGGGCCCCACCGGGCCGCAGGGTATCCAAGGTATCCAAGGTGTTGAGGGTGAGCAGGGACCAATCGGTTTGACTGGTCCCGGCGGCATCGTCGGCCCCACTGGGCCGCAGGGGGATACGGGTCCTACAGGGCCACAAGGTAATGACTCGACGGTCGCTGGCCCCACAGGGGCTACAGGGCCACAAGGTGGTGCCTCGACGGTCGCTGGCCCCACAGGGGCTACTGGACCGCAGGGGCCGCAAGGCACGTCGATCACATTCAAGGGTGAGGTCGCTACTACGGGCGACCTACCCGGCGGCGCAGCGACCGGCGATGCGTATGTCGTCCTAGCGGACGGCGACTTATACGTCTGGGATGGCGCGGCATGGAACAACGTAGGGCAGATTGTAGGCCCCGAGGGCCCGACAGGCCCCGACGGCACTGTGGGTCCGACAGGTCCGCAGGGTACAGGTGCAACAGGAGGCGCTGGTCCGACTGGTCCGACCGGTCCGCAAGGCGTTGGGAGTACAGGTACAACAGGTCCGACTGGGCCCCAAGGTCCGACAGGCACCGGAGGTGTAGGCCCCGCAGGTCCGACCGGGCCACAGGGTATAAGCACCACAGGCACCACAGGTCCGACAGGTCCTACGGGTCCTGAGTCCACCGCGACCGGTCCGACGGGCACCACAGGCACCACAGGTCCGACAGGTGCGACAGGTGCGACAGGCCCCGCAGGTGGCCCAACTGGACCGACTGGCCCGCTTGCTACCGGCCCGACGGGCCCCACTGGTCCAGAGGGTGTAAGCACCACAGGCACCACAGGACCTACCGGACCGACAGGTCCTGAGAACACGGCCTCTGGCCCTACAGGTCCGACAGGACCCCTCGGACCTACCGGACCGACGGGTGTGGGTAGTACCATCAACAACTCAGATTTACCTACCGGGTACCTACTATTCACCCCGAGTACGACGGGCGAACTCGACCAAGTGTATGTCGACGCCCCGGACCTCCGTTGGGATGGTGTGAACAATGCACTGAACCTACCCTACGTAGTTGCGGGCGACGGCATAACTGTAGGGGATACTGGTACTCAGTCACGGTTCAGGGTGAACGGCCCACTCACTCAGTATGCTGATCACGCTCTGATCTCCAACGCGTGGGCAGGACCGGCAGGGACGTTCTCAAGCCTCGCACGCACTGAAACCTACGACACAAGCTGTTTGGAGACCATCGTCGACGAGGAGAACGTGGCGTATCTCTGGTGTTCGTTCGGGGCCGTCAGCCTCTACCAAGGGGGCATTTACCCCGGCGTAGGTGGGGTCGGGGTGCAATACAATACGGCCTCTGACTACCGCTTGAAGGAGAACGTGGCTCCGTTATCCGAGGCCCTTGGGCGGCTGAGCCAGTTGCCTGTACACCGGTTCAACTTCGTTGCTGCACCGGGCCACACTGTCGATGGTTTCCTCGCACACGAGATCGCACCGCACGTCCCCGAGGCAGTGCGGGGTACCAAGGATGCGGTGGATGCTGACGGTAACCCCACATACCAAAGTATCGACCAGTCTAAGTTGGTGCCACTAATGGTTGCGGCTATCCAAGAGTTACTAGGCCGTATCGAGCGCCTAGAGGATGGGGTTTAATATGGGGCCCCTCTGGACGGCAACACGCGATGTACACCACCGGGCTGAACAGCACCCGGTAGCCAAACGTATGATCGCTGGTACCCTAACACCCAACGAGTGGGCTGATTGGCTGCACGCTCTGTGGTGTATCCACACTGCGATCGACCCGCACTTACCAACCTGTGCAAAACGGGCTGATGCCTGTGCGAATGATCTGCTGGCGATGCTACCTATCGAACCGAACCCCAGTGCAGCTGTCGCCGCGTATGTCGACTCCCTAAGCTCAATCCCCGACATCTTTGGTGCTGCCTACATCACGGTGGGCGCACATCGCCGCGGTGGCCGCGTAGTGGAGACGGCGATGCGTAAGCGCGGCGTCAACCTACCGCACGGCCACATCGAGTTCGACGACCCACAGAGTGTGGAGTTGTTGATCACCCGCTGGCGGGAGATACCTGCGCTCGAGCATGGTGCTCGCCGTGCTTTCGTCGCATTGTTTGATACTATGGAAGAGATTGAAGAGCGCTATGGTTGAACCAACACTGGTGTGGAGTGCCATCCTCACGTTTATTATGAGCCTAATAGGGTGGGTCTTGCGGAACCATCTGGCTGAATTTCAGCGTGTGACGATACTATTGAACCGTACGCGTGAGGAGATCGCCAGAGACTATGTCACTAAGGGTGAAGTACACGCTGACATCAACAGGGTGATGAACCGCCTCGAGGCACTAGATGCAAAGCTCGACCGGCTGCTAGAAAGCCGGGCTAAACTCGGAGGTCCGTAATGCTATATACTGATTGGCGCGATGTCCCACAGGCAACTTGGCGGTGGGCTAACTTTTCCCCGCGCGAGCTGGCATGTAAGGGCACTGGCGCTATCCGCGTCGATAGCGACGCACTGGATAAACTGCAGGCCCTACGCGAGCTACTAGGGCGGCCGCTACTGGTTACATCTGCGTACCGCTCACCGAGCCACAACAAGCGTGTGCGCGGCGCGAAGCGGAGCCCACATATGCGGGGGATTGCGTTCGACATCCGTATGGAGAACCACGACCCGCAGGAGTTTGAGGCCGCAGCCCGTAAGGTTGGTTTCACAGGCTTCGGGTACTACCGGAAATCCGGTTTTATGCACATCGACACGGGCCTACCT